CGGCGCACGCTCACTTTCTCCAACACCTCTCCCGTCGGCAGGCGTACCGGGTATTTCAGTTTCACGTCTTGGCTGATACCCATCTCGCTGTGCAGTTGTTTGGCTTGGGTCATTTTTGCAATCCTTTTTCAAAAACAGGCCGTGCGGGGCGGCCGGACGAATCCCGCATGTCGGATGTCAGTTTAGGCCGTCTGAAACCGCGCGGCTTTTAAAAGCCTTTAAAAAAAACACCCTGCCACAAAGCAGGGTGTTTCTTGTTCCGGGTCGGTTTTTCAGACGGCCTACGCGCCGATGTTTTTACGCATTTGGCTGAGTACGTCTTGGCCGTCCACGCGGTAGGCGTTGGTCAGGGCGTTGAAATACAGCACTTCGCGGCCGTCGAGCATTTGGCGGATTTCGGTGGCTTGGAAGGTGCTGCTGAACTCGGCCTTTTCCTTGGGTTTGTAGCCACCCAGCGCGTTTTTGCTGAACACGGCGGTGACAAACGTCACCAGCGGCACTTCCTGCGCCAAGCCGCGCGCGTCGAAGGTCTGGTAGTTGGCGCGTACCATCAGCTGCACCGCTTTGAACGGGTTGGCGGCGCGTTTGGCGACTTCGGGGAAGAAGCTGTTCCACGTAATTTCGCCTTCGAGAGCTTCCACGCCGTTGGGCAGTTTGATGGTGCCGGCCAAGCCCAAGCCTTTGAATTCGTCTTGGCCGATTTCCATTTCCGGCAGTTTGAATTCGGCGGCTTTGCCCAAGAGGTTGTTGCCGTCGATATAGACGTTGGCGTTATAAATGGCGTTAATTTGGCTCATGTTGTTTTCCTTTCAGACGGCCTTAATTCGTACCGGCCAGATTGACCAGATATTTGCGGGTCAGCACGCTGGTATTGGTAATGCGCTCGGCAGGCAGCTTGGGCGTGTAGTCGTACACAATCGGCACCTGGCCTTTGCTGAAGGCGTCGGCCAAATCGTAGTCGTAATCCAAGCCCACGTTGAAGCCGACGATGGAGCGCAGCGTGCCCAGATAGGTGCGCACGGTTTCCACCAGGCTGTCCAAGAGTGCGTCGTCAATCGGGCGGTCGATGTATTGCAGCTCGGCGCGGCGGATACTCTCGTCAATCAAATCGCCGGTGCGCTGGGCGGTTTCGAAGTTTTTGATGTGGGTCACGCTCGGGAAGCAGGCCAGGCGGTTGCCCCAGAGGCGGTAGCCCGTGCCGTAGCTGTTGAATACGGTGGTGATGCCTTTTTCGTTGAGGCGGTTGGTTTCGCTCTGCGGGTCGTCGGCGCGGGCGGTCAGGCCGATTTCCACGCCGGTGACGCCCAAAAGTTCGCGGTTGGAAATGCTGTACCAATAGCCGTTTTCCACATCGGTTTTCATGCGCAGCCCTGCGGCGTGGGTGGCAAGGCTTTCCAAACCCAATAAGCCGGTAACGTGCGGATAAAAAAGCTGGGCGCGGTCGCTGGACGTGTTGAAATTAATGCTGCCGGAAGGACCCCGTCCTTCCATCGCCTGCGACAGACCGGTGCCTTTGGGGGCGTTGATGTAGGCGATGGCATGGAGTTTTTCCGCCAGCACAATCATGGCGGCGGCGCAGGCGGCGGTTTGGTCGTATTCTGGCACGATAATGATTTTGGCGTCCGTGCCGAAGCGGTTGAAGCCTTCGGTCAGCAATTCCAAGCCGGTGCGCTTGCCGGTGGCTGCCTGAAAGCCGCCGAGAATGTCGGCTTCGGTCACTTTAGCCGGGTCGGTGTAGGTGTAGTCGACGGCGGGGTCGGCCGGTTTGGTTTTGAACACGATTTCGCCGGCGGCGGCGTCAAGGGTGTAATCCGCGCCCTCACTCAATTCTGTGCCGCCGTCGCGCACGGTGTAGCCCGGCTGCAGCGCGATATGGGCGGTGCGGGCGGTCAGCGTGTCGGTGTCGACGGTTAAGGCTTCGCCTTGTACCGCGGTTTTGTGTTTGTCCGGGTCGCAGACGTTGACCACGTAGGCAATGCCCGAGCCGTAGCGCGTGAAGATGTGCGCCGCGTCGGGGAGCGTGAAGCCCTTGGCGGTTTGCGTGCCGAACTGCGCGAAGTCTTTTTTGGTTTGGCACACGGTCAATTCGTTGACCGCGCCTGCCGGAGCGGTGCCGACGATGGCGGTAATGGCGCCGTCGACGGTGTAAACGGGATTGGAGCCGCCGTCAATGCGGATGGTCTCCGTGCCGTGGTGGAATGCTGCTGCCATGTTGTTCTCCTAAATCAATAGCAAATCTGCCTCGTCCCCCTCTCCCGCCGCAGCGGGGGAGGGTTAGGGGTGGGGGTCGGGTTTCAAATCGGTATCTAAGGGCTGCCCGTCGCGGCGGTAGCGGGCGGCAATAAACTTGGGCAGGTTTTCTGCCGCGCAGACCTGCACCTGCTGCGTCTCGGTCTGCACCCGCAATTCATACTGCCACGCGCCGCCGTCTTCGCTCAGGAAGGCTTCCGAGAGCAGATGGCAGGGCAGGCAGTGCGGCGGCGCGTAGCCGGTCACGGCCAGCCTGAGCGCGTCGAGCAAATCCAAAGCCGCGCCGTCGTGGTGCAGGCCGCGCCCGAACACGGTCAGGTGCAGCGTGATGTCGCGCTGCTGGCCAATCATGCCCAGCCCGTCGGGGCGGCTGAAACGGCTGCCCTGATAGCCCACCAGTATCGCGCCTTTCGGGTGGATAAAGCGGTAGGCGGCGGGATTGTCGGGAAACAGCTCCACCGCATAATCGGGCAAGGCCGTCTGAAGATGGTCGCGCAGGGCGAGCAGTATCGGTCGTGTCGCCGCCATCAGTAGCCGCTCCAGTCCTGCCGGCGGTTGGCGCGCACTTGGTACGCGCCGCGCTCGCCGTGCGCTTGCTCCACCGCACCGCCGGACGGCCCGGCGGTGTCGCCGACACGCACACCCAAATGGATTTTGCCGTCGCGGATTTGCTCCAACAGCTTCACCGCATTGGCGTGCGCCGCCTCTAAGGGCTTGGGGAAATCCGCCGCATTCACCCGCCGCTGGTGCAGCCACCACCGCGCAATATCCGTGCAAATCGGGCGCAGCAGGCTGGGCGCGGGGTCGAGCGGCAGGGTATAACGCCCCATCAGATAGCCGTCGGCCAGCTCGCAGGCGTAGGCGATGGCGCGGTCAACGATGGCCCAATCGGGTTCGCTGCCGTAGCCGTCGTCATTGGAAAGCTGAATCAGCTCCGTGCGGCTGACGGCGGCGGCCAAGTCTTCGCGGCTGATGTACACGTCTTACTCCGCTTCCGCTTTGGCGCGGCGGCCGCCGCGTTTGGGTTTGCCGGTATCGGCAGGTGCGGCTTCGGCGTTTTCAGACGGCCTTTCCGCATCGGTTTCGGACGGTAGGCCGTCTGAAATTTCTGCCTGTTGCGCGTCCAACTCTTCGCCGGTGCTCAAAGTCGGGCTAACGTGCACCGCCACCGCTTCGTATTGCGCGTCGGTCAGCTCCACCGCTTCGCCCGTTTCCACGCGGAAGTCTTTACCCGCTTCGTCCTGCAGAATCAGCGGTGTGTTGGCAATATAAATCTTGGCCATGATTAACCTTTCAGCAATACGCGGATGATGTCGCCCGCCGCTTCGGCCGCGGTCAATGCCGTGCCCGCAGCCTTCGCCGCACCCGTTACCGCGCAGCCCTGCGCGTCCGCGCCCACTTCGTTGCCCGCAGCCACCGCGCCACCGGCTTCTACCAGCGCAATGCCGATGATGTCCGCAGCCGCGGTATCGCCCTCGTCGCAGTCGTAAGGCGACACGCCCAACACCGCTTCGCCGGCCTTGGCCTGTTTGTTTTCAAAATTTACAAAGCGGTTGGCCACAATCGGACCGGCTGCTTTGACGGTAGCGGTTAAGACCACTTGTTTGGTTTGTGCCATATCGGTTCTCCAAAGTAGGTCGGGCATTCCTGCCCGACACAGGATTTAAGCAATCGCTTTTTCAAACAAAAAGCCGCAAGTCGAGCCGACCACCGCCGCTTTGCGGATGTCGGTGTAGCGGGCGTATTCCACTTTGCCGCCTTCGGCTTCGTAGCGGTCGACCAGCGGCATGCCGCGTCGGCGGAAGGTGTAGCCGAAGCTCGGCTCGCCCTCGTCGTTGCCGCCGGAGGCCGCATTCGGGCGCACAATCAGGCTGGCGAACTTGCCCCACACGTCGGCGGTCTGTTTTTTGGCATGAGGAGTGGATACCGCGCCGCCGACGATGATGTCGTCCAAATCCAACAGATTGCGGATTTGCTCGGTACTCAGCAGCGTTTTGCGCTCGTTCGCGCCCAATGCGCCGCGCAGGGCTTCGTTTTTCTGCAAAGCGTGCAACACGCTCGCGCCCACCACCAACACGCGCGGGGTCACGCCGCAGGCGGCACGCACCACTTCTTTGGCGTCGGCGATTTCAGACAGTACATCGGCTTCTGGGTTGCTCCATTGCTTGGTGGCGGACAGGTCTTTGCTGTGGCCGGATTCGTAAGCCGCCTTACCGGAAAGCAGGCGCGCCGTTTCAATCTCTTGGCGCAGCTGCACGCCTTTCACGGCGCGGCGCGTGGCCTTGGCACGTTCGTCGTATTGGCTTTCGGCCTGCTCGCGGTAGTCCACGCCGGCCGCCAAATCGTGCTCTTCCAGCACCACCGGCAGATAGCCCGGGCTGTCCAGCGTGATGATGTTGGAGGCCGCGCCGACGGCGCGTTCGGTGTCGTATTCCACAAACGAGCCCTTGCCGAACACCGGCACGCGCACACCTTCTTTGTCGGTGAATACCACCGGGAACACGCGCTCGGCGATAAAGTCGGCCTGCTTGTAGCCCAAAGCGAGCCGGGTCAAGACCGGATCGACCTGACCGCGCAGTTGTTTCAAATGAGCGTTACTCATGTTTTTTCCTTTTTGAAATGTTGCGGTGTCGCAACTTTTGATTAAACAGCAGCCGTGCGGCGCGCGGCCTCGGCGTAATCAATGCCTTCTTTTTCCGCCAAAGCCAGCGCGCGCTCGTGGTGGCTTAGGGCTTCGGGGTCGGCGGCTTCGGCAAAGTCGGCGGACAAGTCTGCCGGTTTCACGGTTTGGCGGCCTTTGGCCAGATGGCCGCCCAGTTTGTACTCGGGCAATACCGCCGCCAAGAAACCGCGCAGCGCAGCCGCCAACGGCTTCTTGGCTTCGCCTTCGCCGAAATCGGCGGTGTAGTGTTCGGGGTGCTCGGCAAAATCCAGCGCACGCACCACTAAGTCTTTATCGGCCGGTTTCAGACGGCCTGACTTCACCAAGCCTTCGGCAAAGTCGGCATTCTGTTGGTGGGCGGCTTCGCGCAAATCGCGCTCCTGCTCGTCCTGCAGCTTTTGCAGCTCGGCGGCTGTTTCGGCAGCCTGCGCCTTGGCCGCAGCGGCTTCCGCTTCGGCTGCTTCGCGGGCGGCTTTCTCCGCCGCCAGTTGTTCTTCCAAGGTCATGGGGTTCTCCTGTGGGTTGGGGTTGGGTTGGATTTCAGGTTCGGCTTCGCCGAATTGGGCAAATTCCTCGTTTTCCGCAAAGGCCACCGCCGCCAGTCCTTTGACTGCGGGCGGATGTGCGCCCAAGAAACCGACATGGCGCAAATACCACACGCCGGGCTTGGGGTTGTTCGGACTGGACGGCGGGTAGAAGCTCGCCGAAACTTTCTTATAGCGTCCGGCACGCACCAAACCGGCGAAATCATCGTCCACTTGGGCGAAGTCGGCGGAAAGCGTGCCGCCGTCCGCTTTCAAACCGCCCACCCAGCCGTAGGCAGGCGCGTCGGTTGCCGGATGGCCGACCACTACCGGCGCTTCGTGCAGCGCGGGGTCGTAGGCAGCGGCCGCCTGTTCCAACTCGGCAGCGGTAATCGTGACCTTTCTGCCGTTGTTGTCGGTATGCGTACCCGCCCTGAAAATCTCGTGAGCCATAAAAAAATCCCTGCTTTATCCTTATCGTTGCAGGGATTGTCGCCCGCCGCAGGTGCGGGGTCTTTTAAAAGGCTTTAAAAATTCAGACGGCCGAAGGGCGGTTTCAAAAAAGCCCCAAATTTGCGTTTTAAGCGCGTTTCGGCTGCGGGGTAGGCAAACCCTCGACCGCATTCCGAAACGCAATATAAAAGCGGTCAGGACAAAACCTGACCGCTATTGCGCTTGAAAGCCTACGAAGCGAACAAATCAATCTGCCGTTTCGCCCGATGATGAGCCGCCGCATCGCGCACAATCTTATAAATCTGCTGCATGGTCAAATCGAACTCACGCGCCAGCTCCGCATGGTTTTTGCCGTCGAACCTGCGCCAGATTTCCGCATCGCGTTCGTCCAATTTACCCAAATGGTTTTTGGGGATATACAAAAGCTGGCCGCCCCAATGCTTGCTGATGTGCGCCGACACCTGCCGCGCCGTGATTCGTGCGGTCTGGCGGTCGGTATTCGACACCGACACCAAACATGCCGCAATCTGCTCCTCCAAATCGACCATCAATTCCGCCGCCCGTTTGTTATCCGCTATGCTCATACCGTACCTACGACTCTCAAAACCCATTTCTTCAAATGCTCGATGACTTTTGACGCATTATCTACGTCCAGCCACCCCTGATAATCCACCCCCGTCATGCGCTTCACAAACTTGGCCAGAGCCAGCTCCGACGGATTGCGTACCGCGCCCAAGCGGTGCAGCTCCAACCACAGCGCGCGTATTTTTTTAACCTGCCCCGCCATATCCTCCTGCGGCTCGAACACCGGAATATCCGCGCCGCCGCCCTGCGGCTTGGCCGCCACCACAAAACCCCGCGCCTTCATCGCCCGCAGAGCCAGCTCCAATTCTTCAAGCGATAATTTGGTGCTGCTCGTCTTGCCCTGAGACACATTGGCCAGCAGGCAGCGGTAGTCCCCATCGGCCAGCAGCAGCTTGGACTTGGCAACGTGCAGCAGCTTAATCAGGCGGCTGCGTTTTTGGGCGGCGGTTTCCATTTTACCTTTCGCGGAATTCTCAAAAAGTGCAACAGCGTTGCACTTTTTACATTAATAATCATGTTGTTATAAATTATTCTATCCGCAAAATAATGGGATGGCAAATAAAAATGCCGTCTGAAAATATTTTCAGACGGCATTTGCACGGGGCTGCTTTACGGATTGACTGCGTCTTTCAAAGCCTTGCCCGCTTTAAATTTCGGAGCGGTATGCGCCGGCAGTAAAATGGTTTCGCCTGTTTTGGGATTGCGCCCGTTACGCGCTTCGACTTTGACGGCGCGGAAGGTGCCGAAGCCGGTCAACGCCACTTCTCCGCCGCCCGCCAATTCGTCAATCACGGCGCATTCAAACGCCTGCAACGCGCGGGTAGCTTCTGCTTTGGTCAGGCCGGATTGTTCGGCAATCGCGGCAATCAGTTCGGTTTTATTCATGGTTTACTCCAAGTTTTGAAATGCGGCAAACCGTGCCGCGCGGGTTCAGGTTAATGGATGTTTACTTTGTGTTTCTCTGCGTGCTCTTGCAGTGCGTCCCTCATGGCAAAGGCCATGCGCTGCGCCTCGGTTTGCTGCTGCTTGTCTTTGGGCGGTTGCTCGCCAAAGCAGCTTACTGCCACGCCTTCCGGTACGTCTTCCAATACAATCATTAATTTCGCCATTGTTTTCCTTCCTATTCAGTCAGGCCGCCGAGCTGTTCCAGCAGCTCCGCCAGCATGATTTCCAGCATACTGCACATAATTATTTGTTCGGCGTATGCCTTGCTTTGCGCGTCATCTGCACCTTCGGACTCTTCCAATACCGTATCCAGCCATCTGATACGTTTAAACGTCAGCTCGTCGGTCAATACAAAGGCAATACGGTCGCGCCATACCAAACCCAGCTCCGTAACCGTCATGCCGTTTTGCGCATGGCGCACCACGTCTTCATCAGTCAAATTTTTCAGAGATACGCGTACTTTCGGAGCTACATTGCCCACACCGCGCAGTGCTACATCACAATCCAGCTCGAAGCCGCCGCCGCATTCGCCGAGCAGCAGCCATTCGGTCATCAGGCTGCCCGGCGACTGCTTGGTATGTGGCAATCGGGCTTCCAATCCGCCGAGTGCTTCACGCAGCTTGACCAGCAGGTTTTCCGAACGGTTACGGGAGGCGGTGTCGACCAACAAATATCGTCCGGCAAAAATGCCGTAAATGCGGGAAGTGTTGGTCAGTGCGCGCGGCAGCAAATCATCGATAATCTGCCAGCGCAACTCCCCGCGTTCGCGGCGGCCGATTGTGCGCCCTTCATTTCGCTCGATTTTCAGAACTTTATCCGTAAGCAGTGTATTGACGGTACCCGACGGCAATATCTTTTCTTCGCGTTTCAGGCAGAATTTCAGACGGCCTTCGGTTTCGTAAACCGCACGGTCAAAATCAAAAGGTACGGGATTACTGAAACCCTCGGAGAACCGATCCAAACCTTGCGGCGGTACAAACCAACTGCCGCCGAGCGATTCTTCCAAATGCCTTGCCTCGGGTTTTTCCAACAAAACAAACGGTGTCAATTGTTTGAACCACATCTCTTACACCTTCGCAATATCTAAATTCATCAATTGATACGCCCCCGCCTCATCGCGTTTGTACACGCGCACAAACGGCTTGCTGGTATGCACTTGCAGGCTGTCGCTCAAAGCCTCCATTGCTTTCTGCCATTTGTGGTCTTCGATGTCCAAACGGCGCAGACCCAGCACGCGGGCGGTGGAGAGGTTGCCTTCTTTATCCACTTGAAATGCCGCGTTAATCAGCGTTTTCAATTCGCTGCGGCTGCCTTCCGTCCATTCGTTGATACACTCGTCAATCAGGGCTTTGGCGGCCAGCAAGCCTTCGTCGAAGACCAGCGTGTCCTGAATCGCCAGATTGACGCGGTATTGGCCGTCGAAGCTGTGCAGGCTGATATTGCCTTTCTTGCCGCCGAGCTTTACGTCGTAGCGGTCGGCGGAAAGCTGCGCGAAGGCGGCAATATCGTCCATTGCCTGCTGTTTGAAATCAGCGATATTTGCCTGTACCGCCTGCGCCTTGCCGACTATTTCCATTACCAGCTCATCGCGCAGCAGGTCGGTTTCTTTGATGTTGGCCAGCGGGATTAAATTGCCCTTGGCGTCTTGTCTGTATTGGCTTAAATCAGTCATGTTGTTTTTCCTTTCGTTGCCTGTTTCAAAACTTCTTTCAAACGGCCTGCCGCTTGGCGGCCTTTTTCCATATCGAGTTTCGGCGGCTCGAGCATTTGGCGCGGTATCAGGCGCGGCGGCAGGTTGCGTATCAGTTCGGCCACATTCGGCCATTCTTCAAAATCGGCCAACATCTTAAAGGCCGTCTGAATGCGTATCCGGTCGAGTTCCTCATTCCATGCTTCGCGCCCGGCGAGCCGCTGCGCCCACATCTCGCCGACTACCGCCATATCCGCCGCAGCCGGACGGCCTTTCATGTTTTGCGCCGAAAGCATGGTCAGCCCTTGCGCGATTTCCAGCCGCAGCCAGTCGTTTCCCGCCCATTCCAGCAAAGCCGCCGCGCCTTGCCGCAGCTTGCTGTTTCTTGCTCCTCCGCTCCCTCCTCCGTCATGACGGGAGAGAGTCGGGGCGGGGGCTTGCTGCTGCCAGAATGTGATGTTTTCCAGCAGGAAGCCGTGCGACGACAGAGGCGGGGTCAAGCGGCCTTTGTCGCGGGCTTCGAGGCAGCGGCCGGCCGCCCAAATCCATGCTTCCCTCGGCGCGGGGTAGGCTTTTCTGCCGCGGCTGATTTCCCCCGCCCGTATCATCGGCAGCAGCTCCCCGAGCAGCTTGGCTACACGGGCAAAGCTCAAATCTTTTTCAGACGGCCGAAACAGGGTCAGATACTTGAGCATGGCGCGGGTCAGTTCGTCGGAAATGCCCGTCAGCGCAATCAAGGCTTCGCGTGCGTCGTCATGGGCAATCAATACCTCCAAGCTCATGGCCGCGCCGCAGGCGGGGCAGCGTAGTTTCATGGCTCAATCTCCTTCCAGTAAAACCAGAACCCGATGGTTATGGCCGTGATTGCGTTTTTGGTAATTCGGGGTTTGGTAATAACGTATGGTTTTGACCTGCACATTCTGCCGTTTGGCCAACTGGTAAACCGTACCCGTATCAATCAAGTTTTCCCCTTTGTACAGCGCGTAGATTTTGGCTCCCATCTCAAGCCGCCTTTCTCAAATCTTCGCTGCTCAAACAGCGCAATGCCTGAGCCACCACATCGGCTTCTTCTTCCAGGGCATCCGCCGATACCAGCAGCAAAATAAACACCCCCTGCGTATCCGACAGCTCGCAGCATACGCAGCCGCTGCGCTCGCGCCACACTTTGGCCTTAATCCTGCCGTAATCCCGCTCAATCTTCATCACACCCTCCAATCGGCTCATACACCACGCCCGCCATCAATTCGGCCTCATTCATACCGCCGTACACCTTTTCCCAAGCCTCGTGTGCCTCCGCCGCTTCTGCCGCCGCCGCACCCTGCGGGGAGCAGGCAGAAAATATCGCCAACACCGCCAGCCACAGCAGCAGGATATAGGCGGTAATCAATCGTTTCGCGCTCATCACACACCCCGCACCACATCGCCGTCTACCGTATCGAAGCCCAGCTCCGCCGCCTGATTCATCGCCGCAGATACCAAGTTGTTAACCGCCAGCGGATAGAGCAGGCTGTGCAGCTCCGTGCCTTTGCTGCTGCGGCTTTTTACCGTCAGCCGCTCCGCTACAGCGTCGATGGCCGACTGTGCCAGAATTTGGGTAACGTCCGCTCCGGCGCGGGCAAACTTGTGCTTCAGATAACCTTCCAATTTGCCGTCGGTCAGCGGCAGGAGCGTCACCACTTCGCAACGCTGCACCACCTCGCGGACAGCCGGATTGTTTTCGCTGAGCTTCTGCGCCAGCTCGGTCTGCCCGATTAGCACAATGCCCAACAGCCGCTCGAAGCCCGATTTCAATTCAAAAAAGCGTTTCAGGTGCTTCAGCGTCGGCAGCGGCAGGCCGTGCGCTTCTTCGATTAAGAGCAAATGCTTGTTGCCCGCCTTCGCGCTTTCCTGCAAGGCGCGGTGGATTTGGCGGAAACGCGCTTCGGGGCTGCGTTTCGGGCTGCTGCCCGGCGATACCGCTTCCAAAATCGCTTCGGCAATATGCACCGCCTTGAGCGTTTTGCCTTTCTGGTCGTTGTCTTCCATCGCCAACACATACGGCTCAATCAGCACAATCTGGCGGCCTTCGCGGTTGATGCGGTCTTGCAAATCTTCGCGCAGGGTCGATTTGCCCGCGCCGCTTTCGCCCACCACCGCCACAAAGCCGCCGTGGCAGGCCGTCTGAAACATCGCCTCGCGTACATAGCGCACATCGGGGGTCATAAACACATCATCGGCAGACTGGATTTCATCGTGGAACGGGTCGCGCACCAGCCCGAAATGCTGTTTGGCGGCTTGGTTGATTTTCGCTTTTCGTAGTAACATCTCTTTGTCCTCGCTTTCATTAGGGTGGGCAGGTGCGGCTTCCGGCTCGTTTCTCAGGCTCGCTGGGATGTCCGCACCATTCTTTTCAAAATACTGCTTCAGTTTTTCGCGCAATTCGTTTGCGCCTTTTTTCGGCCAGTTCCCGTGGTTCACCACCGCTACCAACATCGGCTTGCTGCAGCCGATTTCGGCGGCAGCGGCAGCATAGGATTTGCCGATTTGTTTAAACGCTGCTTTCATAAGCTTCCCGTTCTGTGAATTTTCAGACGGCCTGCATTCATCAATTTATCGAACGCCTCGTCCAATCTGCTTGCTTCTATGCCTTGCGGATAGGCCGTCTGAAGCATCCTGACCGCCTGTTTCCAATCGCCGCCCGCGGCTTCGATGCGCGGTTTCAACAGCTTGGCCATTTCCACCTTGGAGAGCACCTGCTCGGCTACTTCCATACGGTTGTATTCCATCTGCGTGCCTTGTTTCGGCAGATACAGCGTATTGCGTGCGGCCAGCGTATCTTCCTGATGTTTGTAGGGGTCGATTTCGCCGTTAAACGGTACGGCCTTACCTTTGCGTTTGGCCGCCGCTTCTTCCAATGTGTCCGCGCCCATCGCCAATTTGTCCAGCTCCTTGGCATGTTGCTGCGCGACGGTATCGATCCGGCCTTTGTATTCCGCCCCGATAACTGCGGCATCGGCTCGGAAGCCCATTTCGTCAAACTCAATCTGCGGTACTGCCTGCCAGATTTCGTTGCCATCGGCATCATAGGTTGCCACCCGTGCGCCGTCGGTTTCCCAAGGGTTCTTGGCCACCAAGAGCTTCTGCCCGACCAATACGCCCCGAATGTCTTTCACGCTGTAATAGCGGCCGCCGAAGCGGATTTCCAAATCGGGCGACACCTTCGCCTCTTTCGGCGTGCTGATGGCCAGCTCCCTGCAATATTCCGCAGGGGGCGGCAGAATAAGCTGCTCCGCCTTGATTTTGTTCCAAGCCTGATAGCGGGTCAGGCCGTGGCGGCTGTGGATTTGCGTGGCGTTGTAGTAGCGCATCCAACGTTCCGCCAGCTCGTTCAATTGGTCGATGTCGGATACTTCGGTAAAGCGCAGGCCGCTTTCAAACGCCGTTTCCACAATGTTGTTGGCTTTTTCCACCTGCCCCTTGGCGCGCGGATTGCCCGGCTTGTTAATCTGCACATGCACATCCAGCGATTTACACAGATTTTTGAATGCCGCCGAAGTATTCGCGCTGCCCGGGTCGAGCATCACCATGCGCGGTACGCCGCGAAACGGGTCTTTGGCAATATCTTCTTTGGCCTGCATCATGTAGATGAAAAAGTCGCACAGGTTGGCCGAAGTCTCGCCGCCGAAGTAGTAGCGGGCGACAATCGCGCCGCTGGCGTGGTCGGTGCCGGTGTATCTCCACACACGGTCCTGCTCGATTTTGATGACGTTTTTCGGCTTGTTTTTGTAAAACTCCTCCTCTTTCATCACCCGCAGCCCCGTGTCTCTGCCTTGGCGCGGCAGGTAGTAGAGTACGCACAAACTCGGGTCGATTTGCCAGCAATGGTTCGGGTGCTCCGACTTCATGCGGTTGACCGGGTCGGGCTGCAAAAGCTGGTCGGGGTGCAGCCGGTATTCGCGCAA